GAATCTTTAGAGGGATTTAGTCCAGTTCTTAAATATTTAATAATGCCAATAATGAAAAGAGATTAAAAAACTTTTTTAATTTATAGTTTACATAAATCTTCTTTTGTACTACAATAGAAAACAAAGGAAGATTTTTTTTTATTGCTTCCTATTAACTAAACTAATTTAAAAACAAAAATGGAACTAACAACAACAACACAAAAAGAACATCTTATTAATTTTTTAGATGCTTTTGAGACTGATCCATGTAGCGATATTATTCAATTAAAAGAAGATAAAAAAAATATCTATCAATTTTTTATTTATGAACTACACCAGGAAGAAAGTCCTAATAATTGGAGATACAACACAATTTTTTATTTATTAGATTCTGTTGTTAATCAATATGATTTTGAAACAATAGAAGATAACCTACATGAAATTGTAGAAAGTCAAGTTGATATTTATAATCATAATCTTGCAACTTGGTTAGCTGATGATGTTTCAAGGGGTTATAAAGAATTAGATTATGTAAATAAATTATCTTATCAAAGTGTATTTGATATTATTAAACTTATTCAATTTGAAATTATACAAGATATGTTGAATATGATATTAAACAAAGATTATTCTGAATTATTCCAGGAAGATAATAAGTAAATAAATAGATAATATTAATTGTTAATAACTGTAACAACTATTGTAATGTACTACAATAGTAGATTTTTATTGACTATAATATTAAGTAAGGAGACAACAAGTTAACATCTCCCACCAAAAAAATGAAATTAACTATTTTTCTAATTGCTTTCTCTTTCTTAGGTTGGCAATACTTCGCAATTACTTCAACAATTGCTGAGAGGTTACAACAAAGAACTAATCAAATTGATTATGTAATTAATGAATACCTGGAGAATAATTAATGAAGTACAACCACAAATTTTTTGATAATCCTAAACTAGCTTTCGAGATTGCAAAAAACAAATCTGTTGATTTTAAAAACAACATAGACAACTATATGTTTATGTATGCAACAGAAAACCAACTACATTTCAAAGATTCTTTTACCAGGAAGTACTTACTAATTAATTATTAATTATGGATTCTGAACTTATTAAATGGTTATCACAAATGCCAAAAAATTATTCTCTATCAGGAAGTAAAACAAGTTTCTACAATGGAGAAAAACAATTGAAACTATTTTT